TATTATTTAACATCACCATAAATATCTAATCTATTATTATCTTTCTCTATTTTCAATTCTTTTTTAACTTTAATTAATTCCGCTTCTAAGGATTTAATTTTATCTGTTAGTTTTTTTACTTCCACATCGTTGGTAACAAATACTTCTTTTTCAACTATTTTTTCTACCACCTTTTCTTTAATTTGAACTTTACCAGACCCAGGTTGTGAACCATACTTTTCAGATGTGAAGCCCGATTTAAAAATCTTAATCATGAATTCATTTATGTTGGTGATATCGTTTACTCTACAATAATCCCAAACCTCATCTTTTAATTTTTTACCTAATTCCATACCTACTTGTTTGTTAATATTTCATTATTATTTTCTATATCATTTATTGAATTTATTTTAAATTGGTAAAAACCAAAATTTGTTTCAATATCACATTCTTCAAATGTCCTTTGTTCAATATCCCAAAATAAAAACCCATGTTTGTTAATACTTTCCCCAAAGTTTTGTTGTATTAATGATGATGGGTAAACTATAGGTGCACCCTTATATTTGAAAGATTGCCTCTTATGTATATCACCTAACATTACGATGTCACAACCTTCAAAATGTGATAACCCTTGTGCTTCATCAAATTCATAACCAATATCTGTACTAGAACCTACTATTGGTGCATGGTATAATCCTATGTACGTTTTGTCATCACCATACTCAAGTCTAGCTAATTCAATATCTGGTCTATCATTATCTTCGAATATCGAATATACGCACCAAACAATATTGTCATCTAACATACATTCACTCTTTTTGTAATAACTAATACTCTGACTATCAATTAAATTAACCATAGGTGATAGACTATCTAACCTATCTTTATTTCCCTCAATTAAATCATGATTACCAGCTATAAGCACTACTGGGGCTATTTTATCTAATTGTTTTAAAAACCAAGTTCCTAACATTAATAATTCGTTAGATATTGTGATTTTTTGATGAACGTAATCCCCAACAATGACAATTCTAACCTCATCTCTTTCATAACCCTTAACTAATCTATTAATCTCATCAATTGTTGAGTTAAAGGCTTCAGCGTATTCCTCATGCATCTTATATGTTCTGATATGTAAATCAGCCATATGTATTACTTTTTTTATCATACTATTTTATAATTTATCTAATGATTCTTTTAATAATTTTAACCTATCTTCTTCAGCTATAATATCAAATTTCTTTTTCTTCATTACTGAATCTATTCTAGGTAATGGGTCCATAGTTAATACTGTATTTATAAAATCTTTTGGTACTCTGAATTCTGTAAATACTGTATGTTCTGTTAAATGTACTATAATACAACCTAATAATTTAATATCACCATATTTTGTACCTTTTAACATGTCTAATAACAATCTACCGTATAGTGGTAGTTGGATTTTATAATGACCTAGTGCGGTATCCATTTCATCCTGGAATGGTTCTAACATTGGTTCTGTGTAAGAATGTACTTGGAAGTTTTTAGGTTTATTTGTTTTCCAATCTGTGATTATTAACCCTAAATTACCATCTTTATCTAACATAATCCACACTTTATCTGGTTGACCAGTATACTTTAAAGTGTTACTACCTAACACCATTTCGGTATCTAACAATACCGCACCTCTCCTATGCATTAAACGTATAAAATCATGTCCAGCATCAATCATAGCATTACCATCAGCTGTTTGTTTTTCATCACATTCAAAAATAGGTTTTCTAACACCTTTATAAGAACCATATTGTTTCAATAAATCAGTTTCTAATAAGTAATGTACCCTAGAACCCTTACTGTTTGCGTAGTCAGCTGTACCTTTCCATTGTCTAAGTAAATCATCCTGTTTAAATATATTACCATCACACATGTCCAAAGATTTCTCAAGTGCTGGGAAATCATTGTAAAATTGCTTTATAACGGTAGATACTGAAGGGAACTCTGTAGTTATTTCACCCTCTAACGTTCTTATATAGTATGTGTGTGTATCTTCAACGAATGATAAGTCTAATTCTTTTTGTTTTTCTTCTATAATAGCTCTAATTTCTTTAGCTATTTCTAATAATTTACTGTTATCCATATAATTTTAATATATTAGCAAATATACGTTAAATTTGTAGGATTTTCAACTATTTATAATAAAAGTTAATTATGAAGGATTTCATTAAACAAAAATTAAGAGAAGATTTAGAGTATCATCACGCTTCGGATGCTACTAAAGATGAATATGTGATAAGTGAAAATAATAATAGTTTTACCTTATATCATGGTAGTCAACATAAGATAAATTCAAAAGAGGGTTTTTTAACAAAATACGTTTTAAGTGGTGAAGGGTTAAATGCATTTGGTTGGGGTTTATATTTTACTGATGTAATTGAAATTGCTAAATTTTATTCTAGAAATAATAGGGCTAATGAGCTTAATAAATTTTTAACATTAGCTAATGACTTTGGTATTGATTCTGTTGTTGATTTTATAGAATTTATTGATATGCAAGATGGTTGGGGGGAAATTTCTAAAGAAACTGAAGTTTTTCTTAAGAAGAATAAAAATAAGAGTATAAGTAAATTATTTAAAGGTGGTATACTTTATACTGTTCAAATAACCCCGTCTAAAAATAAGACTCTTGATTGGTTTGAATCTATTGAGTCTAGTGAATTAGAATTACTTAACATTAATAATGATAACATGACTGGGAAGGATGTTTATAATTATTTAATAAATGAGTTGGGGAGTGATAAATTAGCTTCAAAATACCTATATAATAATGATTATTTTGCTATTAAATACCCAACTGAATCTTACGTTAAAGTTAAAACTGACACAAAGGGTTATAATTATGTAATTTTTAATGAAAAAGATATCAAAATAACTAATATAGAAAATCAATAAATTTTACTTTCTAATAACCTCCTACTAGTCTTTAGAAGTCTAACAATACCATCACTACCCCATTTCTCAAATATAGAGGATGGGTCGTGGTTAGGTGGTGGTGTACACATTTTAACTCTATTATATAAGTCACCTATATTTAAACTTTTATAAAGTCTAATAGCATCTTCTTGAGCATCATCATCTAATAGAATTACTATATCAGCCTTTGTATTTTTATATAATAATCCTCTTAATTTTTCTGAAATAGTCTTACCTAATAATGGTATTGAGTTTGGGATTACAATATGGTCAAAAACACCTTCAACTAAATATAAAGTAGCATCCCAATTAATTTTATCTTCATTGAATATTATCAATTGTTTTTCAGCATCTGGGTTTAGGTATTTATATCTAACCCAATTATCCCAAGCTCTACCTACAAAGAAATTTAATTCACCAACCTCATCATATGATGGTATTATAACCCTAAATTTATACTTATCAAGAACTGTATAACCGATATTATAATATTCAATCATATCATCTGTGAAACCTCTATTAACTAAATAATTGTAAGCATCTTTGTATTTGTAATCTGAAATGGAAGATTCACTTAGTTTTTTAAAACCTTTTGGTAAGGTTACTTTTGTTGGAACTAATTTACTCTTGTCGTAATCATCTTCTGGTTTTAAAAGAAGGTATTCTCTAAGTAATTTTTTATTACCAAACCTAACAATTAATCTTGATAATTTACCATACATATTATTTTCATATGCACATACCCAACACTTAAAAATACCCTTTTTATAATTTACAGCAAGTTTGTATTTACCATCACCATCTGACATACCCTTTTCTTCAGCACAAGCTGGACAATTAAATGACATTTGACCACTACTTTCGTTGTGGTCTTTATAATCACCTAAAAAACTCTTTAATATGTTTGGGATAATGTTTAGCATAATGCAAATATACTAAAAAGATAATAAACTTACAAATTAAATTTATTATCTTTTGAAAAATTTATTAAATATTCTTTTAATAGTTCAACTCTAAATTTAAAATCAACTCTATTTGTTTCTTTAAATCTAATTGCATTTTCATCTTCTTTTAGTACTGAGTTAATACTATGATATATTTCTTTTACTAATTCAGTTAATTTATCTTCAAAACTAAATTTATTAACTTGTTTTGTTTCTATAACTTCATTTTCTAATTCTTGACAATATTGTATTAATTCTTTAACAGATTCTTCTTCCATTAAATATTCATTATCTTTAAATATCTGTCTTATTGATTTCATAATGTAAAAATACTGAAATTATTTTACAAATGCAAGTTAGTCTAAATTTTCTGGTGACCATTTACCTATTTTATGCATGAATCCAAGGGTACATGCAACAGCATCTGTCATATCAAACACTTCCTTTCTAAGTGTATTATTTCTAGTGTATAACCAATTTATCTGAGGTTCTAAATCTGAAACTAATTCCCATATTATCATTTTCTTATCAACATCCCATGGGTGAGCCCCAAATAACACTTCTTTAGCCTTAGCCATGTGTTTTTCTGGGTAAGGTTCACCTTTCTTATTGTGTGTCCTTTTAGCCATTAATTGAGGGAATCCGTATTTTCTAGCATCATATGAAGAAATAAAATCAGGTACAATACCTAATGTTTGATACACAGACATAGAAATCATACCATTAAATCTAAGTAATGTTGAAACTGTATTTATGTTATTAGAACGCATTAATGGTTCTTCTATGATAACTCTAGTTATACCTAAGTCCACATACTTATTTAAAAATTCTTCCTCAAATACTCTAACTTTTTGAAATAATTCTTCTAACTTGGTTTCTGGTACTGGCTTTATTTTAGGTGTAACATGGTTTAATAATTCTAACTTACCCTTATCACCTAAATCCTCATATAATGCTATACCAATAGTTTTAGTTGAAACATCTAAACCAAGTATTAAACCATTTTCTATATTTTCCATAAATTATAAATTTTAAATAAAGTTAATTAAAGTATTTTAAAATGTAAACAATTAATAATCTATTGTTATATTAAAAGCAACAAAATCATTTACAGGTTTATAATACGTGTCATTTAGTTTACCTATAGCTATCAGTGTGTTTGTACTATCCCAAAGACCTACTTCTGTTATCCTAGGTACATCACCATTATTCCATGTGTAATTTGTTGATTGACCAAACTCACCTCTATTTGCAATACATGTTATTGATTGAGATACTGAATTTCTAACTGAGTTAAATGTTATATCACCAACAGATGTTGATACATCATATGAATTAACAATATCTTGATTGGTTATTACTATAAAACCTTTATCTAAATACGCAATACCAACTGGTTCGTCAACTACTAAACCAGTATTGGTGTTAGTTCTAATATTAAATAATTCTTTGTTATTTAAACTAAATGGTTTATTTTGTAAATAACCAGTAGCCCAACTCTTAGTAGCGTCACCACCATTAGGTCTTAAGACATCATCTGAGAATAATAAGACTCTATTAGGTCCAAATGTACTCATTGATGGTGAAGATTCAACTATTGATGTATCTTGAATATTTAAGTTTGTCACACGATTCTCGTAAGTTCCATAAATAGAATATGTTGACGCTGAAGTTGTTAAGTTTAAACTTAAACTCTTTCCATCAATTAATTCAGAATACTCATCACCATCAATACCAATAACTAATACTTTAGTTTGAGCTAAGTTAGTTAATGCTGTGTCAGAAAAACCACCAGTTTGTGAAGTTTGATTGTTAAATAAATCAAAATCTGTTGTTGTTATTGGTAAGTAGAATGAGTAAAATAAATTAGTCATAGTATCAGTACCAATATCATTTAAATCTATGATGTTTTGTGTTATTGAACCACCAGAAAAGTTCAATGTTTCTACCCCAACTTCTTTAAAGGTAGTGTTTATTGAAATTGATGCTGGTTCAACTGGCTTTTTATTAGCGTTAGTCTTATATCTTAATAAACTTCTTACTTGATAATTAACCCCACCATTACTAGTATCCATACCATTATTATTACCTGAAATTTCAGGTATTTGACCAGCGGATAAACCTTCATAAGTACCATAATAACTATCAGAATCACCTAATGTAAAGTAAGTTATTAAACTATTATTATTACTTATTAACTTTTTCCTACCTTCTGGGGTAAGTTTTGCAGTTAATTCTATTCCTGTTGTATTTTTTAAAAATCCCATATTAAAAGTCTATACTTAATTCTATCATAATTGTGTTACCAGATGTTAATTTAACTGGTTTACTAAGTTTACCAACCATAACCAACGTGTTAGTGTCATCGTAAATACCAACTTCAGTAACTCTTATATCTGGTGGATTATTGTCACTATTTAACCTAGTTGGGTTAGAAGATATCTTAAATTGGTCACCAGAAATATTAATATTAAATACCGTTTTAAATATACTAGCACCAATATAAGTCTCTACATTTCCGTAAAAAAACCTTTCATCACCAAATTGTAATGAATCTGGTGAACTATTTGTTGCCATTCTTAAAGATTCGATAATATCAAATGTACTACTTGTAGTATTAGTATCAATTAGAAAACCATTAACTAAAGGGTTTTGATTTTCTAATAATTTAGGGTCAATTGATTCTCCCGCTGATGATGTAATATTTGTGGAAGTAAAATCAACAACTCTCCAAGCATCAGCTGATGGTCTTTCATTAATATCTTTAACTACTTGATATATTACTTTAAATTCTTTAGCTGAGAATCCCATCCCATCATAAGTACCTTTTTCCTCTTTTCTCATGTAAGGTAATAAATCAATATCATCTAACTTAAATAAAACATCCTTACTTGTTGTGGTATTGTTAGTTAATTTTGTATAATATTGACATGGTAATGTAGTCATTAAACCATCACCACTAGTATTTTCAAATGTATAACTAATATAAATTGTATCATTAACACCTAACATACCACCACTTGACCCAGCAGATGAACTTACTAATGTAGATGATAATGGTGGTAAAGTCCAATTTCTATTAGACTTATAAGACATTGCTGCAATTATTTCATCATCATCAAAAATAATTGTTTTTAACTGTGGAAAAACTCTACCTACAACCCTAGGTTCATCTGAAACCATTGTAGAATCTTCATATAAATTAACATATTCTATATCACTAACACCAACTGTACTAATAGTACCAGATGTTACAAAATCCATACCCATAACTACACCTTCCTCTGTTGAAAAGTCTCTTCTATGATACATTAAGTCTGGTAACCTTAACCTAACATTCTTATCATTATCATCATTAATATATAAAAATTCACCATAAAAGTTAGAAATTGTATTATTAGTATAATGTAGTATTGATATTGATTTCTTTGTTGGGTCTATAATAGATTGTCCAGGTAATTCTGGTACACCACACTCATTTAACTGAACTGTAGAATCAGTAGGTACTGATTTATATTCAAAATATGGGTATTTTTGACCTAAAAAGTCATTTGAACCAAACTTTTCATAATTTTCATTTGGTGTTGTTGGAGATGTATTAATCCCAGTTTCATTCATACCAGCAAGGTTTTCTGACCAAACAGTATTCATGTTCCAAATAGGAATGTCACCACAAGAAACATCACAATTTGCTGCAAATGATAATGTATTGGTATTCCAATAAGGAGTACTTTCTTCATAACCAAAACCATTAGTTATATCATCACCAGTGTAAATTATAAATTGACTAGTACTTGATGTAGAACCATTATTAGGTAAATCTCTATCTAGTGTTACTGTATCATCTAATGTATTTGTTGTACTTTTAGATTGTATCTTAAACCATAAATTAGGTACTGGGATAGTATTAGTGAACTCATCTAATATTCCAACAGTATCGTTACTTAATTTTAATAATAACATATCACCAATCTCATAATTGATACCATCACCAATAATTAATGTATTGGTACCGTTAATTTCAGAAGAATTAATAGTACCACTATCTTTAATATAAGTAGAACCACTAAGTGTTGTATAACTAGTATTGTCTTTACCAAAAAAACCTCTATCCTCAGCCTTGTTATTAACAATAGCCTTTATAGTGTTAATTTGACTAGTTGTAAGTGTATTTAAACCATTAATAGTTGTATTTGAACTAATAGGGTACTTTATATTAGGTTGTCTATCAAACGGCCTTAAAACCCTACTATAACCAGATAATGAAATATCACCTTGATTATTATCATTGGTACTTTCTCTATCGTAATTTATTTCAGAATCACCTATACCCCAAGAATTGAAGTTAAGTTTCCCTTGGGCTAATTTTTGCCTACCATTTTCTGTTAATTTTATATTAACAAATGCACTTGCGTTATTAATTATGTAACTCATATATGAAAATATTTTATATTCTTATTTTACTAATAAATACTTAGAAGTAAATAATTAGTAGGAATTTATTCCATTTGTTTCTAATGTTATTTTAACGGTATCACTAAAATCAGTACTAACTATCGGATTACCACATACATCAACGAACCTTTTTTCATTCTTAACCCTATAATAAAGTAAATCACCAGCATTACCAGATAAACTTAAAGTATTACTATAACTAACTCTACCAATAGTGTAATCATTGGTCACTTCATTTATTATTGTGTTAAATTCTTCATCAATACTTAATTGTAAGTAAAATTTACCATTATTTTTTTGTGGTGCGGTAATTATGTTCCAAGAGACTAAAATTTCATCTGAAGAAACATTACTATCAACTATATTTGCGTTATAATATACGTTTATTAAATCACCTACAACTAAGTCACCTTCCATTATCAATCTTTTTGGGTTACTAACCGATTGGTAATAGTCAATACCATTAGATAATGTAACACCATTTAGTGTTAAAAATGTATCGTTAAAGTTAATAGGTTTTAATTCTAAAAATACTTCATATTTTTTATTTTCAGTGTTATAATAAACCAAATTATCACCCTCACCATCTGTAACACCACTTTGTATTATACCTACAATATCAATAGTATCATTTTTTAAATTATTTGTAACTTGATTAAGTGAATTATTTGTATAAATAAATGTTAATACATCACCTTCTACTGACCCACCATTTAAAGTGACTAGTGTTTTTGTAGAACTCGTTAATTCTATTAATTTAAATGTATAATCTATCCCTGGGGATAATACTAAACCGTTAAGTGTTAATATAACATCACCCTCACTCCTAGGAAATCTAAACTCATTTGTTTGTCCATCAAGAATAATACTTAACTGAGTTAATGAACCTAATTCATTAGCTTTTTCTTCCGTAGATTCTATAATAGGTTTTTCCACTTTACTAAATGCAGTAAAATAGTAATCCTTGTTTGAATCATATAATTGATATTTATCACCATTTTTATTTACTGATGTTGTATATGACATATTCATTAAATTACCAAATTCAGTACAAACATTATGTGTGAAATAACCCTTAACTAAGAAATCACCATCTAATGGTAGTGAATTACCATCTATAGTTTCCGTAAGGCCACTAGTCCCACTAATATCATCCCAAAGGTATATATCTGAAGTATAAATAGATTTATTATCAAATACATTTAAAACGTCATTAAATTTATATAACTCATACCTAAATTTAACATCATTATTGATAAACTCTTCAATATTATCCGTAAAATTAAATTCTAGTGGTATATTAACATCATCTGTAATTTCATAAATATTCAAATCGTTAATAGTTTTACCATTAAAATCTAAATCCACAACAACATCACTAACATCACAATCCCCAGTAAAGGGTGTTGTTGAATTACAACCAGAATTACTCATATTAAAACTTACATTTGTTGAAATTTCAATTTTAAAATTACTTGCTGAATTTATTTGATTTATGTAATATAAAACACCACTTGTGGTGTAGTTGTAACCTAAATTGGTGAAGGCTAAATTTAAAAAATCATTTAACTCGATTAGGGTGGGTGAAGAACCATTAAATGTATCACTTGACGTTATTTCATTACTATAAACTAGTTTATCATCTTCATAAATATTCCCAAACCAAGCTGTTTTACTAATACATGAAGAATTTAACACATTTTCAGCTAAACATTCTTGAATACTTTTTTTTAGTGAACTAAACCTTATTGAATTTACGTTGAAAAAAATTTCATCACATTCTATCTTATTAGCACCAGTAACATTAAATACTGGGGATTTAAATACGCATATATCTGAACTACTACTAATAGGTTTTGTTAAATTCCTAAGTAAATTACCATTTTGATTATATATTTTATCTTGTGTACTCATTAATATGATATTTCTATTTCAGTAAAATCTTTATTTTTGTTAATCGATAAACCTTTATTATTTGTCGTGCCAATTTCTTCAACACTTAAAACTTTAGTATAATCTTGTAAAAAAACTTCAAGAGTGCCTATTTTGAACCAGTCTGAATATCCAAATTTAGATTCTATTTTTTTTAAAATATTAACTTTAACCTCTAAATCTTCTAAAATTTCACCTTTTACATTTTTAATTAATAATGACATAATATTATATTTTTTATTTAACTTCTATTATAAAAGTAACCTGATTCGGTAACAGTCCCAATAAACTCACTACCACCTTTATTTTCCATTAACCAAACCCCACTACAAGTTGTAGATTCATCATTAAATACATTTTCACTAATATTTTCTATAGTTACTGACACGTCTTGATTATTACTAATAGAATTAAATGGGTAATATCTACTAGGGTCTTCACAAAAATGAGTTGTATAAGACTTATATTTATAAACTTGTTGGTCAAAAGCCGTATTACCATAAACATAATTAGCTTTCCAAATAGTAGTGGACGGAACAACTTGTTCAATTAAATCAACCCAATAGTTACCAACAGCACTACCAAAATTATCCATATCAAAATAATCAAACCTAGAACTATCCACGTTTGTGAAGTCTAATGGATGTAAATTATACCTATCATATAACATCCTAAGCGTTGGGTATGCTCCTAAAGTTTGCCTATTCTTAACATCAATTAGTTGTGAATTTAAAACTTTAATAAATTCATCCTTACTCTCAATATCTGATAAATCAATTTCAATTAAATCGTTTAAACTTATACAAGTGTCACCACATTGTGTGTGTGAATACTTAAAGACATTCACACTAACACTGGTTATTTTAATTTCATCTGACATATTTTACTTTTTATATAAATATAATACCATAATTAAATAAAATAATTAGGGTTAATTATTGTACCATTTGTTGGGTCTGAATAAGGGGCCCTATAAATTAATTCATAAGTACCAGTGTTTTCATCATAAATACCATTAACATCTGGTAATAAAGCATATAATTCAAAATCACTTAACTCTAATGGGCTAGTTAACACTTCAACTTTATAATAACCAAGTAAACATTCACTCACAGACCCACCATAAAGTATTTCACTATTTATTATAAAACCGTTAGGTAAGTTACTACTATTCAAGTTTGGTAAATCTGGGGTAATAGAACCTAAATTAAAGGGTTCTGTAATATATGTAAATGAGTTAACACCAATACCAAGATTTACCAAACCTACTAAAGGGAAATTATTTTGAGTATTTTGCGGACCTAATAGTTTATTGGATTGAATGTAAGTGTAGTGGGACCCAAAAGTATATGTATTATCAAAATCACCAATATCTTGCCAATTATTACCAACAGAAACTCCGCTATTAACATTTATATCACACTCACAAGGACCAACATACTCGTTAACCATAGTTTTACATGTTATTTCAAAAAAATAATCACCATTTGTTGTAGTACCACTAATATGTTCTGAACCAGCATTGAAGAATAAAAAATTATAAGATTGGTTATCCCCACATGGTTGTGTTTCATCTGTGGCAAAAGTAAATTGAACATACCCATAATATGGGGCTGTATCACTTGTTGGTGGGTTTTGACTATCCCAAGCATGGTTAATATTACTAACCATTCTACCATAATAATTTTGGAAATCCGTTTCATCTGTGAATGTAAACGTATATTTATTTCCAACCTTTTTAAAATTATATTCATTAATTGTTTCACAAATTAGTGACCCAGATTGTATAACATCAGTTAAACAATCAAATTGTGAATCTGTAAAATTCCAAAAATTTCTTGAACGTTGACCTATTATCCCATATTTAAAAGATTCTGATAGAATGTATTCGCATAATTCCCAGTCCATTAAAAAACGATAACCCCCACAATTATTTGTTGGGAAAAATTGGAATGTTTGTTGGTTTAATTTTTTAAAACCATTTTGAAAATCAATACATGTGTTAGTATTATAATCATCTAAACATGTGAAAAATAAATCCCAATTAGTTTCAATATTATTTTGGTTTGGTATGACTTCAATTATTATTTTATCGTTTGGACTCCTATTAAAATTTTCTAGATTAATAATTTTATAGTAAAATGTTTGTGAATTAAATAAATATGGTAAAGTACTAAAATCCGAAGATGAATTTTGTTTACCAATATCAATAAAGTCTAAACCTATTGGGTCAACATAATTATCACCTACAAATGTTAATTTTATTGTATCTGGTATTAACTCACCTTTAAAAGCCCAAGCAAAATAATCAATGTTTTCATCTAAATCAAAAGTACCATCAAGTGCTGTTGGGGATGAACCGTTAGTTTGAGCTTGGAATTGTATTCTATGGTCATATTCACCTTTATTTGCATCAGGTTTATCTGTGTTAACCCCATTATCACAATTAAAAGCATCTACTAAAACTGTATAATTATCTAAACAATCCTCCACATTAACTGGAATTGGTTCAAAGGTATCACCACTTTGTGAGTAATTAACACCATCAATTCTAACCTTATCAATAACTGGGTTATAGGTACCAGCCTGTGCGAAAATAGAATTAACACCTATTAATGGGTGTGTGAATGAATATGGTGTAAACTCATCACCGAAACCTGAAATATAAGAAACCTCATCGTTTTCATTATACCAATATATTCTATAATCAGTAAGACCTTGATTATTACTTAACAAATCACCAACATCTATTCTACCAATTAAGGAAGTGTTAGCTTCTGAAAAATCAAAATTAGCTACACCACAAAAATCAACCTCACTTATAGGTAAATCAATATAACAGTCATTAATTGTATCTATCAACCTTAATATTGTAACACCTTCTGGTATTGAAACAAAGTATGGGGTATTTTCATCAATCAAATCCGATAATACAATACCAGTCAATAAAGGGTTTACAAAATTATCTAAATCACCATACAATGTGAATGGCGTTGTTAACGGTCTATTACCCGTATCTACTAAACTTATTATTATTACTTTATTCATTAATCTGGTTTTATATATGTTATTACTGAACCAGTTAAATCAGTACATTCATCTGGTATACAGTCTAATTCATAAATATCTAATTTAAAATCTATCTTAAGACCTTTTTTTAATAGGTCATCACAATCTATGGTTTCTGTAAACGTTACAATATTACCATCAATACTATAGTCTAAACCTAATTCGTTAGCTATCACTTGTAATTCATTCTGATAATCCACATTTGTGGGATATAAATCAGGTACTGTTGGGTTGTTAGGTATTGTTTCACCACTATAAAAAATGTTTTCGTAAACTATTTCACAACCAACCTCAACACTAATACCCCATTCGGTCCTTAAACACTCATTTTCTATAGGTTTAAAGTCTTTAGGTACATTTTCATCTAAAATACTATAAAAGTCAATGTCGGTGTTAATATCAAGTTCAATTAAGTCTCCAATACAACAACAATCACCAGTTAAACCACTTGGGTTAATTTCACAACCTAATATATCTGGATTGTCATTTATATAACACCAAACATCGGTTTCAATACCACTAGATGGTTTTAATTCTAAATCAATCTCCTTAGTGTTAATGACTAATTTATGATGATTAACATCATATTCGGTTACTCTATCCTCTAAGTAAAAACCTCTATTATCCTTTTTATCGTAAGAAACCCAAGATTTTTTATTATCTATTATTTTTTCTATTTCAAATTTAGGTGGTTCAGATATGTAAGTCTCTATATTATCAACCTTTTCACAACTTTTATCAATACTTATTTTATCAATTAATATTGATAAATCAGAACATGAATTATTAACCGTTAAGCTAATATTTATTAACCTACCTTTTATTAAAGAAATTATTTCTGGGTCACTTATTGTTAAGTCAAATCTTAACCAACAAGAGCTATACCAATTAGCTAATAATACTTCTAAATTAGCTTCCTCTTCTTTTGTTTTTGGTGGATTGTTAATTAAATATTGTGTGTAAATATCATTATTTAAAATCTTTATAATTGAATCACAACTATTACCACTAATCATTAACCCTGTGTTTGGTGAATTACTATTCACATGGTTATATAAATTACCAGTACCAATATTAAATAGATTTTCAGTATAAACACTTAGGGTCTGGTTTAATTGTGTGTCAGTCACATCTAAATTCATTGACACATCAAAAGATTCTAACACATCTAAGTAATTTTTACAACTACCATTAACTACTACACCTACAGTTATTTTTTCTAACTCAGCTTGTAAGGTATATAAAACTTTTTGAGCACTTCTTAAAAGTTGTGTATATTCAGTTATAGTATTAAATGAAATAAACCTATCATAGACATCAAATCCACAATCTTCCTCATACCAACTTACATTACTAGGTTCAGAATTAACCAAACTATTAACATCATCACAACCATACACATTAATATTATTACCCCTGGAATTTAACCAAATCTGATATGTTTGTGGTGAAAGTGTTGTTGACCAGGCATTAAGACCATCATCGGTTAAGCAGTATTTTTTATCACCACACTCTATAACATATGGTGGTATATTTAAATTAAACTCTCTTATTAAACTAGTTAACCTATTTATCTCAACTTCTTTTTCTGAAATATCTAATAAAATTTGAGTTATTAATACTTGTGTTTTATCATCCACATTACCAGTAATAGCATCTTCTAAATCAGAACAATCGTATTTAAATAAATAATCAAACGAAATATTTAAACTACAAGTTTCATTATCATCATATGTAAATTTAGTCCCACTACCATCTTCCGAATTAATTATTATTTTATATGGTTCAAAATCACAGTTAATGTCACCACCTGTGTCACCACCTGTGTCATCATCGGTATCACCACCTGTGTCATCATCGGTATCATCAACACCATCTGATAATTTTCTTACTTTACAAAATTTACCGTTAACCCCAACTATATCCCAATAAAATTCATAATTATTATAAGTGCTAGTATTGTAATTTGGGTTATCTGAAAAAATTATACTATTAGTGATAAAATTAAATTCATTGTAAGATTCACAACAAGTTTGACTAATATCATCATTTACTACAGATTCTTCAAGATTATCATTTAGATTATAGAATAATAGTTCTGGGATGTCTGGACACTTAATATCATCATTAGTATCAACTACATAATCTCTAACCCTACATTGTCTTCCTGTCCAATAAAATTCATATATTGGTTCAGAATTATCAAAATCGAACTCACCTTCATGTATTATACCAGAAAAATCAACTCTTGGTGTATAATTAAACACACTATGTATATTACAACAATATTCTGTATCAACCCCAACAGCAAGCCCACCAACAATACCTTGGTCTATAGAACTTAAAATTTGTGGTTTAAATTCACATTTTTCAACTTTTTTAGAATTATTATTAGAAGTTCCCCACTTACATTTTTGACTATTTATATCAAATTCATAACCAAGAAATTCACAACACATTTTATTTTCATGTGTTGTAATTGGCCCCCCATTTGTGTCATATATTGATACTGTACCGTTTGAATTTTCAATAATCTGATAACCAGATTTTAAAAAACTTTCTCTACTAGTACAACCATTATTTAAATCTGATTTATTCATTTAATAACCTTTAACTATAATTATATCATAATATACTTTTTTATTTATAAATGTAAAGATATTATCATTTTAATCTATTCGTAAAGACTTTTTGTATAATCCTTACACCCCACCTCACCTATTGATTTTTTATATATATTTTGGTAAATACTATCAAATGAGTTAGGTATTTGTGCTAACCCTTTTAGATTAAGTTTACACCCATAACCTTCAACACCAGTGAATGGGTCAGTAATTATTTCTGGTGTTGTATAAAACACTGGACAAAAACAAGAATCAGCTTCACTTACTACCCTAGGGTTACCTAACGGGTCAGTAAATTTTAAAAAGATACTATTTAACTCATTTGAATACATATCTGATATTGTATTACCGAATAAAACCCATTGACAAGTTAAAAAACAACCACAACCACTATTACCTAAATCCTCATCTAAACCCTTTGAATTACAACAAACATAACCGCTGTTAATTGGGTTAACATCAAAACTAGGTGTATTATCAATTAATTGGTATTCCGAATGAAGAAAGGGTGTACCATTTGCGTTAGAAATACAACATTCCCTTTCAACATATACAGATGTCTTAGTTTTATCCGATAATGAACCGTCCATATTATAAAGTTTAGTTTCAAATAAAAATAAATTATCATAATCATCAAAGTCAATTGTATCGAAAGAATCCTCACAATTTTTTTCAGAACTACAAGACCTATTATCCTTTATTTTTATAACCAGGGCTGAATCATTAGATGGTGCGTCACAAACACAATTAACTATTTCACATGTTGGGCAAGGGTCTAGTTCTATTCTGTTATCAAGTAATATCACATCACTTAAATCCACACCCTTTTCATTAACAACATCAACATATATGTTACCAGAATAACCATTAATAACACCTTCATTATAATTACTAAATAACCCAACCTCACTATTTGTAACTGTTGTTGCTGTTACAGTAAATGGGTTAAAATTAGGTATTATATTTGATAATTGATTTATATATTCTGTACCACCATCATAAGGTCCAACATGTGGGTTATTACCATCTAATATTAATAGACTTGATGACTCACCACCTGTCTCCCTATACCATTGTCCACCCTTCTGAAAATACATATCTGATGTGTTTTCGAAAAATTTAGGATAACCTTCTTCATCTACATTATATAAATTAATATTAGTATCTAAATTATTATTTTCTAAAACTAAATTAAATAAGTCCATATCAATAGGACCCTTAACTTTATAAATATATTCATTGAAATTTATTAAACCATCTGGTGCACCAATAAATTTAAAGAAAAATTCTATGACTTTTCTAGTACCCTTAGACTTCCATATCCAGGCTGAATTAAGAACCAACCTTCTCCACATTTCAATATCAGCCTCATTAGGTGTTAAACCTCTTTTATAACCACTATAAGTTGAAGATGATGTGTTTAAATAAGAATTTAATAAATCGTTATTAGCCATTGATGACACCATATTCCAACCAAGTGTTCTACCTAGGTATTTAACTAATTGGTCTGGGGTATTATTCTTTTTATCATAAGTTACTATATTAGAAAAAGAAATCCCATCTATGTATTTTTTAACTTCATCAAATTCTCTACCATAAATCTTAAGAGTTTTATTCATTTTTTGACCAGAAGCTTCATCACCAGAAACATCTATGGTAGGAATTGTATCAAAATCTGATATTGATTGTGAAGTAAAAAATCTAGCTACCAAATTACTTTGGATTTCATCTTTACTTTCACTAATTTTTAATAATTCTGTAACATATTCTACATATTGTTCAGTATTAAAATCAATATTATAACCATCACTAACTGGCCAAGTAAGTGTTTTAGTTCTATTAATTATTAAACCATCATCAGTTTCAGTCTTATAATTATAAGTCGATGTGAATATAGGGTTTATTAATCTATTTAATAAATTAGATTCAAATTTACTTAACGAGTTAAAGAAACTTTCATATAGAATTTCGTTTGGTTTTATATGGTAAGTTTCATTTGTTGTTGGCTCTGTAATATCAAAAGGGTTTCCTTCTACCTCAAAATAAATAAAATCATCAATTAAATTATTTGAACCAGTGAAACCTATTACATTAAAATCACCTAATTCTGTTGATATAACATAACTAAGAGAATTAATACTTAAATTCCTTAAATTATTACTCTCATTAAAAGTGTTTATAATTGTACCGTTTTTTTGAAAATTAATACCAAATTTATTATCTATAAAATTTGTATCTACTTTAAATGTGGATTTATTTAAAACATCATCATAAGTGTAATCTAACACTGTTGGACCCACCATAGTTCTTATATTAGTACTCCTAGTTGGTTTTATATAAAGTGATGCTGGCCAATTCGTAATTATATTTTCAAGATTAACTCTTATAAATTCAGTAGCTGAACCAAAATAAGCGAATTTAGATAAATCAGTTTTATCGATATTAATATCTACATTAATATTATTACTTAATAATGTCTTAGAAGTATTGTTAGTTAATTTTAAACCCTGTAAAGTGTAAAAATCACTATATTTTTTAGTATCATAAACTTTCGATGTTCTACCATCAAAATTTGTGGTAGTTACAAAGTTATTTAACGTGAATGTCGAATTTGCTCCACCATCACCTGTAGTTTGTTGATTACCAACTAAATCATCACTAAAGTTTCTATACTCAATACCATCATTGTAAAATTTTCTTTGAGCGTAACCTATTACCTTTATTCTTTCGTTTTCAGCCATTTTTATACGTTTGCTATGTCATCGAATCCTTTTGAAAAATCAATATTATTTAATCTATTCTCTTTAACCTCATAAAGTGGTTTACCTGAGAACCTATCCTTAATTTCAAATAAATTATGTTGTTTATAAATATCATCATTAAAGTTATATAACGTATAAATACCATCTTCAAGACTTTTTGTTTGATTACCGAATAAACCAATAGCTAATGATTCAATATCATAATCAACCAATTCAACTTCAAGCATGAATGGTGTGAAGAATGTGTTAGTTATTATAACCTCTTGATTAGGTGAACCTATAAATGGTAACACATTAGGAGTTACATTAGTAGGTGATGAAGGTGATACTGTACAAAAAACCAAACTTGAGTTATCGTTAAATCTATATCTAATAGCTTTTTGATTAGTATTAGTTAGATTTTGATTAACTGGTTCTGACCTGTTATTAGATGTTACGATTTTAAAGAAATTTTGTAATTTACGCTCTTTAACACTCGCATCCGTATTAATATACTCAATCCTATACCCTATTAAATTATTATTCTCAAATTTATCAACAAATTGTGATACATTTGGGTCAGAAACATCGAATAATAACCCTTTCACATCTGGAAATGCTGATAATACACCACAATCAACGATTTTAGTTCTCATTTCAACTGGTTTAAACATTATAGAATAAATACCCTTATTACTAAATAAATCTACTGGTAATTTAAGGGTGTATAAACCACCAAATATTTCAAAACTACTAGATGTGTTATTTGGGTTGTTTATTGGTACTAAATTCCGTGAATCTAATTTAAAAACATTAGTATTACTAGTTTCTCTATTTTCAGAATAGAAAACTGTAATATCAACGTCTGAAGGTGCCATATCTGCTGGTCTTATTGTTCCGTAAGTTCCACTCATATTATTTCTTTTTTATTGCATTATAAATTATATCCAACTCATATTCACTCAGAGTGGATAATGTATTTAAAGATATGTTTAAATACTTAAATAGTACATACCTTTTATTGTAATTTTCTTCAATCATTTTATTATTTTATAAGAACCATTACCGTAATTAATTAACTCACCCATATTGGTTATTTCTGATAATTGTAAGTGAGATTGTAATATTGTTGTCCTACCTCTATCTATAAATACATCACTTTCAACTTCTGGTGTACTTGTCACTCCTAATAAGTATTCTTCCTTAATACTTGCTGATAATGATGAGTTTGTTATATTAAAACCTTGAGCGTGATAATACATTTGAGTTAATGGTATGGTGAATTCACCATAATCATTATTAACTGACCTTAATGTATCATTAAAGGTTTTAAATAATATACCAGTACTTTGCGTTTCTAAACCTATTGTTGGGTCAGAACTGTCAACATCTTCAGTATAAATTATAGGGTTTAGGTTGTTATTAGATATTACCCTTGAAACCCCATCAATATTATCTGATTTATAATCAATATAAACCTCTTTAGTGACATCAAAACCAACTTTGTATGTATTATCCTTATCATACGATTTAACTAAGTCTAATCTATCCTCTGTAAAGCCAGAGATACTTGAACCTTCAATGAAATAATCAGATAAATCTTTTTCAGGGTCTCTAATTATATGTTGATTTGAATTTTGAGGTGGAAACTCACCACCCACCATAAAATTAAATATCTGATTATTTGATTGTAACTTATCTATTAATATCGAATAATTTGGTTGTGTATTATTTCTCTCAATGAATGGTAAATCAGTCATTATACCCATATCATCAGAATCCTGTGTTATGAATAAATTTATATGAAAATTATCAACCGTTAATTCACCCCAATTTTCTTGAACCCTACTAGTGTAATCATCTAATGATATTTTTCTTTTTATAACTTCCATTATGTTGCGTTTATTTCATATAAGTTTATTGTATACTCATTGGTATTTATCTGAACATTACCATCAGAATACTGATTATCAATTCTATAATAATAACCATCATCATCTCTACTTAATATATACTTTGTATGTAGGTTATTTTTTAAATTTGTACCAGAAGTAGTTCTAGCTAATTCATCAACACTTAAATTTGGATTGTTGGTGGACATAAATTTAGTTGTCTTACCAGTCTTTGCATTAGCAAAAGATGCCCTCATAAACATTTCTTTAGGTACTGTTGGGATTACCTCATCTTTAAAGTAATATAAACTAAAACCCTCACCATTCATTTCTCTATTTATCAAATTATTACCTAACACGAATCTAACATCATAAGTATTAGGTTCTGGCACCGTACCATTTTGTTTATATTCATTAAGTGTAAATTTAGGGAAAATTGTTATGAAAAATAACAACCTTTGTGTAGAGTTGATATCAGTATCATAAAAATCTAACCTTAAAAATGATTTAACAAATTTATTCTTTTTAAATTTAAAATCATCATAATCAAAAGTTAATTCACTCCAATAAGTTGTTGGGTTATAACCACCAGAATCATTCAAAAACTTTAAATTATAATTTAATGAACTTATTATTGACCCCGTATCAATATTCTTAGGTAAAAACTTTACCTTTTCGTAATCTAATATTTGGTTTATCGATTTTTCTAATTCAACATCAACAAATTTAGTATTAATAATATCAGACTTAGCGACAATATCTGGTGTATGATTTATTGGGATATTTAAATCCATACCATTAATATTATTTTTATTTGGTTTTAAAATTTTATATTTATTAACACGCATCTCCATCTGATTTTACTATAAACTTATCTGTAACCCCATCACCTATAGGGTCCTTTGGTGAAAAATTATCCTCACTTGCAATACCACTGTAATAAAGGTCATATACTCCAAACGGGTCTTGTCTTTTTGTACCAAAACATAAATATTTATGTATATAGTGATTTCCGTTGGTAAATGGGTAATCTAAGAAATCCCCCTCACCATCATAAACACCTATATCTAATAAATCTCTCCATAAAAATCTACCATCACCAATATTTTCAGCATACTCAGGAATACCAGAAGTATTAGAGTCACCTTGTTCTATATAAAGTGAATATTCCCTTATCTTAACCAAATGATGTGGTTTGTATAAATAACCTTCCCTTCTTGGTCCCTCAGCTAAACCAGTATATTTAGTTTCTCTATCCTTTGTGTTTACTCTATGTAATACATCTGATAGTATTTTTTCCCTTAACTCTAATTTATTATATTCAACAACATCACCATAAAATTCATCAAAATTGTTATTTATTCCGTCCTCTAATGGTGTTTGAGATGTGAAATAATCTGGGTCATTTACTGGTCCATCATGTATTCTTCTTACATTAGAAATATCATCACTTAAATTTCCAGGTGAAAATTCTAAATCAAAACCAGATTTAATATTAGTAAACATTTCATCATTACCACTCTTAATTAATGTTAAGTATAATTCACTAAGTGGTCTACCTAAATTATCCACTAAACCGCTAATATCTATATCTTCAGTAAATGTTAATTGATAATTAGTATCTTTAAATATATTTTTACTAAATGCTAATGGATAAATTTCGTAATTATCTTGATTTAATATTAATTTCTTAAATTTTCTAACATAATAATCAGACTCTTGATTGTTAACCAACCTCTTAACTCTACCGTTTGAAAAATTAATACCAGTAGGTACCGTACTTGGGTCTATGTTTATTACGAAATAAATATTTTTATAATCCCCATTATCTAACCCTAACTTAGTAACCGTAAAATCACCATTATAATTTTGGTTAGGCATATTACTTAATCTAACTTTATCACCGTTATTAAGTCCATGATAAGTTGATGTTCCAAGAGCTACCATAGGTACTGAACCCACATTTACTATTTCAGCCTCTGTGATTAATAAACCACCATTAACAATTACATGTGAATCATATGAATCATATGGGTACGTAATTGTAACATCCCAATTTTTCTTAACATTAGAATTTAAATCAAATCTAGCTCTAGTTGGTTCTAAATCATAATATTCACATAAAACTGATTTAGTTAAGTCTGGGTCGTAAAACCCAAACCAACCATCAATCTCTTTTAAATGGTAATTTAATGACTCTTTAAAATTAAATTCTATCTCACCTGTAAAATCACCATCATATGGGTTTTCTAAAAATATTGGGTCGTTAAGTGTTTCTAAAGCATTACCATTTTTTGGTATGATTGAATCACCGAAAGTACCTAAATTTTTATTACCCCTCATATTATATAATACGTTACTAAATAATGGGCTTAATGTAAAAGTTAATCTATAACTTTTAGAATCTTGACGCTCTTTATTAAATTGCTCACCAACATTTAAAACTTTATTAATATCACTTAATGGTATATCCCTTCTATCATCACTAATATCAACCCTAACATAATTATTAACATTAACATCACCCTTAGAACGCTCACTCTTTAAAACATATTTATATCTTTTACTCATAATTAAAATGGATTAGTATAGTAATCACAAAAACCACCAGTACCGTTATTATCTCTTATCCCACACACCCTTAAACCACCTATATTAGCCGTAATTGCATTAGTTTGACCACCAATAATAGTTAAATCTGATACAACAGTAGGTATTGTTGGATTAGTTGTGCTATACCATTGGTAAGTGAAACTACCAATTGGTGAATCATTACCACTTGATATTGGTGTATTACCAAACCCACCAACTGGTATTGCTTCATATACTGGGACATTATCCCCACCAACCTCAATGGTAGAATTTTCGATAGTACCACCTAATTTTTTAATAGGTCTCCTAACCCCTAACTCTTCTGTTTTAATACAACCAACACTGTCTTCAACAACGGCCAAATATAAAGTCCCACTTTCCGAATCACCATATGGTAAATCCGTAAATGTAACTGAAGTTCCAGTAATTGTTTCACTAATATCAGAAAAACCACCTTGCAATGTAATCATATAAGGTGGTACACCACCAGTAAGACCGTTTATTGTGATTTGACCATTTTCACTTCCCTCACCTAATTCTGTAATATTATCATCATTATCAATTACATCAGCAGTCATTAAACAAGTTATATTTTTATCAACATTAGTATTAAACCCTAATGTTGGTGGTTGGGTTAAATTAACTGTATCATTTACAACTTGACCAACAGAATCAGTAACGGTGACTGAATATGAACCAACATCTAAATTAGAAATAACATTACCAGGTGACGAAGCACCAACCCAATCATAAGTGTAAGGTGGCACACCACCAATAACTACAGCTATCACCATACCATCCTTAGCTGAATTACAAGTAATCACTCTTTCTTCTAATGTTAAACTCAAACTTTGTGGTTCGTTAATTTCAACAAATTCAGAACATTCAGTTTGTGGTACACTATTATCACTAACAGTTATAAAATATTCACCAGCACTTAAATTTGTGAAGACATGTGAATTTGTTGTAATTGAGATACTATCAACAACACTTAATATTGTCCCAGTAGAAACCTCGTAATTATTTAAAATAATACTATATGGGTTAGTACCACTAGTAACATTAACTATTATTTGACCATCCGACAAACCATTTTGACTTACTGGTGTATTTTGAATATCACAAATAACACTAGGTGGTCCAGGGACGATAAATGTACCCTCAGTAACATTACCTACTGAATCTGTAACCGTAACAATATAAGTGCCAGAATACAAGTTTGAAATATCTTCTATATTATTAGTTAAAGGATATTGGACACCATCAACAATCGGTCCTATCCATTCAAAACTATAAGGTCCAACACCACCAATAACTTCAATATCAATTGCACCAGTAGGTTGTACCCCAGCATCATCTTCAGTTATATTATTAGCAACAATAAAGAAATCAACCTCTTTTTCTGGGACGCAAGAAGGGAAGAAATTTGTAATTAATTTAGTTAAAGCAGTGTTACCCTCATTTAACCCAAAGTAAAAATAAAATGAATTTTCATATTGTTTTATTTTATTAATAGTAACATCACGATATTCTTTATAATATCTACCAGAATAATCAAAATCATTTTCATCTATATAAACTAAAGGTATTGTTGTACCGACAACAATACTTGGATTGTTAGCATAAATTAAAGCACCTCTAATAAACGGGTTTTCAATATCATTATTAAGTATTTTATTGTCTGGCAAACCAAGTCCTTCATCCAACCTACGTTCATCAAGTCCCATACCTATCTCACAAATACGTTTAATACTGTTACAATTAGTCCTTTTTAATCCAGTACAGTTTATACTAGCAATTAAAGCATCAGGTCCACCACCATCATCTTCATTATCAAAACCACTAAGCACCAAAGTATTAGTTTCATCAACATCTTGAATTAGTGGGGGACGCTTATATGAGGTATCTAATAAAAATGGGTATAATTTAGGTATACCTTGCCAATCACAATCAAATACTGAACCTAATGAGGTTATACCAGTTGCAAATAACTTATAACTCTTAGTTCTAGCATATGCTGGGTAAAATAATTCACCCTCAAATTTCTTTAAATAACCTTCCCTAAGTGTTGTTGTTTCATTACTATTAATATCCGAACCAGTACAAGTATCAATTAATTTCTTATTCTTCTTAGACTCATCAACATTACAATATTTTTCCTTACCATTCTTTTTAAATTTATACTTAAATAAAAACGCATATAATGTACCATTAAGCCAATCACTGTAAAAATCAAAACTAAAAATATTAATAGCGTCAGCTATGGCAAAAAGTATACATTTTATGAAACCAGCATCATTACCAAAAGGTAATTGTGATTCTCTTGTACCATCATCATACCAAAACGTATCATAATCTATATCAACTTCACCACACCTAACATCCACTTCATCACTAGCTTGACTTAACTGTTCTTGTGTCGCTCTAAATGTTGTTTTAGAAAAACCGTTATCTTTACCACAAGGTGCATATTTCTTATCTTCTGGGTCAATTGGGCATGGTAGGGTTATAAATGGTATGTAAGGTATAATATCCCTACAACTACAACCACCATTAAAACACCCTATACAAAAGTCTTCTTTATTTACTCTCCAAGTAACACCTGGTATTTTAGAAATTAAACTAGCAGCTTTAGATAAAAATCTACCAATTGTATAAATTATTTCACAAATTACTAATAAAATAGTGTTAAGTATTTTCATTATAAAATTAATGATTGGGAAAATTAGGCTATTCAATAAACAAATTATCTGTACCACAATTGTAAGTATAATACAAATAATGAAAAATAAAGGGTGAAACCCACTATGCAATCTGTTAAACGGAAATGGGTTATTATTTCCCTCATCAACATCCTTTATCCCTATAAAATTACGTTTATTTATATTATCCTTGTTTTGAACTCTAGATATATGATTTTTTATTGTATAAATTTTATTCCAATAAAAATCAGCAAAATGTTTATCTCTAGTGTTAGGTCCAAATGTATAATCAGAATCTTCCCAATTATCTGGGTTATGTGGGACTAAGTATTTTGCTCTACTTCTAAGTCTACCTTCACCACCAGTTGAATTCATACCAATTTTAAACCTAACTCTACTTCTAGTTGGTATACCTCTGGTAGCATCATCTGATGGTATTAAAGTACCATCTTCAGCTGTAACCTTATAATCTAAATTCATTGGAACTTGATAAGCCCAAGTACCCTTATCATCAATTAATTGACCACCTTCAACATCAAAACGTTCAATACCACCATCATTGGTGTATCTAATCATTTCAACCGTACCTTCACCAGCCACTAATTCTGCACTATTACCCATTTTATTTCTGGGCCTACAATTCTTGTTAACTGAATTTTTATCACTATCAGTTACAATAGAACCCATGAATATTGCGGATGGGATTATTGTTGTCTTTAAATCAACATCTACCCTAGAAATACCAACCTCACATTCATCAATATCACCCCAAAAAGGTACAACTGTAACACTCACAGGTGATACAGTTTTTAATTGTGTTAAATTAGGGTTATCTCTCCTATTTTTGAATTTACTAGCTGAATAGAATTTTTTACTATCAGCACCTTGACTTATTAAATCATAAGGTCTTTGTGATAATAAACCTATATCTGATATATCAGCATCTACATGTACGAAATGAGTACCTACTGGTACTCCAAAAATCATAAAATCACCAGAATTATTAGTTGTAGTACTAAATTTATAATATTTAGTGTAGATATCACTTATCTCAGGGTTATCTTGAATCTCTCTCTTTGATGGAAATGTACCTACTGAGGTGTAACATTCATCTTTACCTCTAACGCTCTTAGGCATCAAATTATAAGGTATACCGTCACCATCTTTATCCGTAACAACTTCAAAAGGGTAAAGACCAAAAATATCTGGGTCTAAAGTATCTTCTTCATCTATTGGGATAAATATTGATACTCTTGCGTTTGGAACACCGAAACCGTTGTTTACGATAACTCTACCAACTACAGTACCGTAATCAGAACAAAAACGTCTATATGCTTCCTCTTGAGATATCTTTAACGAAAGTATCTCAATAAAATCAAATTTCTGATTTATTTTAACATTTATATTTTTATTACCACCACCTGGTGTTGTTTTTATCCTTATATTCTCAGACATTTATTTATTTTTTTAAATCTTCGGTTATATCTTCGATACCGATTTCTTCGTATTCATCATCGTTTTCATCATCCTCTTCATCACTTTCTTCTTCTACATCTTTACCAGTTAACATTTTACCAATACCAACTAAACCACTAGTTATATCAACATTACCTTCTAAAAATAGTACATTAAACAACATGTACAATGAAAATGGAATAACAATAATGGCCACTATTGGGCCAGTGAATAAAAATACTACTAATTTTACGAAAAATATTAATATTTTTGAACCTATACCAGAATTATCTATTTCTTTTTGAATTGGATTAATCGAAATCCTCTTATCTTTACATTTTTTACAACCCATTACTTTTTTTTTAATTAATTTATTACTAAATATAATTAATTTTTAATAAAATGTAAAGTACTATTTAACTCTTACCTTTATGTCGAATTCTGGGTATTTAATCTCAAACATACCTATTGGGTCTCCGAATAATGTATACTCACCTAATAAGTCTATTTGTCTAGTTTGATTATCTATATATGGTTGAGGAATTTCGTTTGGTGAATACTTACCCTCACCAACTTTGTTATATACCCTTAAATCGACTATATTTAAAACTCCAGTAACATTATTAATCTGTTCCGATAACTGAGTTAGGTAAATATTATCCCCCATACCCCATTTATTTATTTCAAAATACTCACTTATAATATTTATAACTTCAGAAATAACCTCGGATTGAGAAAATTGTTTATCAATAAATAAATCAACCTCAAAACCAATGTTATATAACTTACCGTTATCAACTTCAACATAATCATTTAACATTTTATAATCTGATAAATATGTTGCTATATTTTGCTTTAAAGTGTTTGTAGATGTTGTTGTTAAACCACCATCCTCAGATAAATTAATAATGTAAACTTTAACCTTATTTTGTTCTTCTAACACATTACATCTAAATGGTACGCCAAATTCACCAGGCATAAGTCCAATTCTAGCTTTATAATCCTGTATTGTAACTGCTCTATTTTGTGATGAAAAATTATACCTAACTAAATTCCTTACCTCTTCTATTGAAGGTTCATCTTTACCACCTAAAGCTGGAAGAGGGTTATTAACTGTTATTGAATTTCTAACTAATTGATTAACTTTATTATCTGACCCATTTATAACCATCTCAATTTTAGTTACTGTATTTAGAGAGTTAGGACCTATATTTGTATCACTACCCCCACCTACTCTATACTGTACGAACATTGTTTGGTTTGCTGTAGGTGTAATACCTAGTGATAAATTATTTATAAAATCACCAACCCTATTCACTAAAGTTTTATTTACATCAAATTCACATAAAGAGCTAATATCTTCAGAACCACCCCCGAATATTAATTTACAAAAACCATTATCTGTATATTCTTTAATAAATCTTTGGTCAACTCTTTTAAATTTACCAGGAGTTACCGCTGAATTATCACTAACCCTACTATTATCTGGTATGAATACTATATCATCAACTAACGCATCAACTTCGAACCATCTGTATTTATCATTATAAAATTGATTTGTGGTTGGATTAGCTGTATAATCAGTACCTTCTAAGGTTATTATGGAATTAATTGATAACACATTATTATCTGGTAATATTAATTCAAAAAATGGTTTAACATTTTCTTCAGTTATTACCCTCTTTAAAATTTTACTAACACCGTTAATTACAATCTCCCTCTTAGTTAATGTGTAATTAACTATAGTATTGTTTGAATCAAAATTAGGTATTACTAATCTGTTAGGTACACCACCTATTGTAAATGGACTAGAAAAGTCAATATCATTAGAACTTTCAAATATTTTACCAGCACCACTTATTTGTGCACCACGTTTTATTTTTGGAGCGTATGAAATATCAAATGTATCACCTAGTGGTGGTACTGTTACTGAAAAATCAACAATAGTCATTGATGGTCTCTTACCTGGGATATTTAAACCAAATGTTCTAGCCATAGATAAGACTGAATTTCTTTCTTGAGCGAAGTCTATTTGCGTTTCTTGGAACATTCTATCAGTGTGAAATGATAACATATCACCCACAGCCGCATTAAGTTCTAATAACATCATACCAACCGAGGCATCATTAAAATCATTAAAGATATCTGGATAATATTGTTTAACGAAATTTATTAATTCTTGTCTAACATCAGCAAAATTTCTTGCGTTGTAATTTATTTTTTTAGCCATTTGTTTATATTTTATAATTCAATTACAACAAAATCAGTATCTTCAAATACATCATCAGTTACAGTATAATCAATTCTTACCGTAACACCATGTTCTGAAACTTCGTTTTCCGTAACTAACACATCATTTATTTGTAAATTAGGTATATACTTTTTTACAGTAATATTAATTTCTTTTTTTATTTCACTTTGGGTTGTTATATCGTTTGGTTCGAATATAAACTTAAGTAAGTTTGTACCAAAATCAGGCATATATAATCTTTCACCTTTTCTTGTTAATAGTAAATGCATTAAGTCCGATTTAACTGCATTTTTATCATCATTATTAAGTTTAAAAAAATAACCTTGATTACTTTCCTGAAACGGAAAGCCAATATTTATAAATTTACCATTACCAGCCATAACTATTTTCTTTTATCATAAATATTATAATAAATGTTTTTATATAAATAAATGGTAAAATAAAAAAAGGTGTACATGTAGTACACCTTTTTATTAATTTTAATATTTGATTATTTTTATGCATCACACCCTAAGCGTCGCATCCACCACCTTCGCATGTAAACATTGAGTTCTCTGGTTTTTTAGGTGTTTGAACATTATCAGATGCCGATAATTTCTTATTAGCCCTAATCTTAGATAAAGTTCTAGTGTAATATGCACCAGTCTTTAATCCATTTTTCCAAGCATAAACTAAAGCACTAGATATCTTAGAATACTTTGCATCAGCATGGTAAACATTTAAAGATTGTGATTGGTCTACATATTTATTCCTAATTATTGATAAATCCAATAAAGCTTTTTGTGGAATTTCCCAAACAGTCTTATACCTATATCTAATGTCTTCTGGAATTTCAGCTATGTGTTGAACACTCCCTTCATTAGCGATTAATTTATTTCTAATATCTTCAGTCCATAAACCTAATTCATCTAATTCTTGTACCAAGTATTTATTAACTACAATAAATTCTCCATCACCAACCATTCTAGTGAATATATTAGATGTAACTGGTTCGAAACATTCAAAAGCACCTAAAAGAATTGCGGAAGATGCTGTTGGCATAAGTCCTAACAATAAAGAGTTCTTCATTGGGATTGGTTCACCACCATTAGTAGGTGACCAACCTTCAATATATGTTTCACCTCTAGAATACATTGAACCTTCATAGGCTGGGTAATTTTCACCAGTTTCTATAGCTAATTGCGTTGATTCTTCAAGTGCTGATTTATACATAACCTCAAAAATTTTCTCAGTCCATTCCTTAGCTTCTTCAGATTCAAAAGAAATCTTTTTCTTAGCAAAGAAATCTGCCATACCAGCTACCCCAATTGCAATTGCTCTTTGGTCCAACCCAGCATTCTTACTCCATTCGTCAGACCATTTGTTTCTATCAATAACTTGATTTAACGCTCTAACTAAAACCTTAACAGATTTTGAAATACTTCTAAGGTTATCATGTTCAGCTAAATTAACTGAAGCTAATGTACATTGTGGTGTGTAACCTGGTTTTGAAGCTTGCATAATTTCAATACATAAATTAGATTGAGATATAGTACCGATATTATCTTGCATATTTCTCTTATTTGCATTGTCTTTATAGAAAACATATGGTGTACCAGATTCAACTTGTGAACGAATAAGTGCATCCCAAATTTTTCTAGGTTCAATTTCATGACCTAACCCTAATTCAACAGCTTTATTGTATTCATTTTCAAATTCCTCACCATGGATAGTATGGAATGGTTTCAATCCAGCTTCTTTTATGTCATTTGGACAAAATAAGTGGTATTTCTTACTACCAGTTAAAGCTTTCATAAACACATCATCAATACTTGCTGCAATAAATAAATCCCTAGCTCTATTTAATTCTTCACCAATTGGTAATCTCAATTCTAAGAATTCAAGAATATCTCTATGCCAAGTTGATAAGTATAGAGCACATGAACCAGACCTATTACCTTGCTTGTAAAATCTCATGTGTGACTGTACCATATCGGCAAACCTTACAACACCACCAGCATAACCTTTAAATGACTTTACAAGGCTCCTAGAGCTCCTTAAAACGTCAATGTTAAGTCCAATACCAGAACCTTCTTTAGAACCATGTGAAATCTTATCTAATGTTTCATTAATTCCTTCAATAGAATCATCTTTAAGTAATGTTAGATTACATGAAATCATACCATTTCTACCCTCAATACCAGAATTAGAATAAATAGGTGTTGCGAAGTTAATTTTCTTTTCAGATAATTCATTCTTCATTCTTCTCCTTTCCTTAAAAGAGTTAGGGTATAAATGATTAGCAACTCTTTCGTGCATCATTGAAGGTATTTCCACTGGTATACCCTCCGAATTTTTCATTGAGTATTTCTTCAAGAAAGTAGACGCAGCGAATGTATCAAACATATCATCAACTGAGTTAGTTTCTATTTCCAATAACTTTGATTGTCTAGAAATAAGTATTCTACCCCCAAGTACAGAGTAATCTGGGTGTTCAATACATAAATCAGCACATTGGAAAGCTATTATTTCATCAATATCCGTAGCTGTCATCCCATCAGTGATATGTGGGACAACTTTTTGGAATAATAATGTAGTGTTTACCTTTAAAGACTTAGATTGTTGTTTAAGTCTAGTTAAAATTTTATTAGGCATGAAAGACTGTTTACTTCCATCTCTTTTTATAATCTTCATATTATTTTATTTTTTTGTTTATTATTAAAAATCTTCAGATTCAAATATATTTTCACCTTCCTCTGGCATATCAACTCTTGTATATCCACCACCCGTTCTTCTTTCGAAGAAATTATTCTTAGATGATAAACCAATTTTCTTCATATAGTCCAATGGGTTCTTAGTATTAAAGTGTGTTTCACCTATGAAATCGTTTAATACAATATCAACAACAAATTCCACGTATCGAATCATCATTTCTTTTGTTAAACCTGGTAACCCATCTGGTAAAGATTTATCAACAAATATCTTTTCAGTTTCATAACAAGATAAAATAACTTCTTTAATTGCCTCTTTAGATGGTTTGTATTCATCTTTAACATATTCTTTGAACATTTGAAGGGCGAATTCATAATGGAAACTCTCATCCCTTAAAATCAATTCATTCATTTCACCAAGACCAGGCATTTTATTTCTACTTCTAAAGTAGAATACACCAGCAAATACTGAAGAGAAAGCGATACCTTCAACACAAGCAAAAGCAATTAATTTTTCAACGAATGTACCCTTATTTAACCAGTTCTCAGCCCATTGTGCCTTAGCTTTAACAGCATCATTAGTTATCATTGAATTAAATAAGTCTAACCTTTCTTTATTGTCCTTAATATAGGTATCAATTAATAACCCATATCCATTTGCATGTACTTGTTCCATGAACATTTGGTGGTTATAGTAATACTTAGCTTCAGATATATCCACATTGTCAATTACATTATCACAAAGGTTATCTATAACTAACCCATCAGATATAGTAAAGAAAGCTAAAATATTTTTTAAATAAAACTTCTCATCATCACTAAGTTCATCATATTTATCTTGAGCTAAATTAACTTCTTCAGCCACCCAAGTTTGTTTTTCTGCCGCTTTATAAGCATCCCATAAGTCTTGGTTCTTAATAGGTAGTATTGAATACCTTTTCTCGGTATCAGAATTTTTTAAATACATATTTATTTATTTTTATTGTTTATTATTTTCCCTTCTTCTTTCCATGGCTGCTGAAACTACGTCATTAACTCTCAATTGACCTTTAACTTCTCTATTAACAGAACTCTGTGTAAATGAAACACCTCTTTGTGATTCATTATCCATATCGATTTGTATTCTAGAGTTATCAAAAATTATATCCTCAAATACAACACCATCTTTACCGAATCTAGATTTAAGAATTGCCATAGTAGCGGTACCACTCTCTTTTTGGTCTTGAGTCTTAGCGATTGAAAGAATAAAGTGACCAATTTGTGCTTTTTTAATCGAACCACCAAACATACTAGAATCAACAGTTTCAGCGTTTAACGAATCACGATTACCTTGAACCGCAGTCCACCCAGCCATATCAAATTCTTTAAGCATTGTTTCGAATTGTCTCATAACATTACCTTCACCTTCCCAACTATTACTAAATTGTTTACTAGGTTGGACAACATCGATATAATCTAATATAACCACATCTGGTCTAAAACCTTGTGATATTAGTTTTTTAACATATTGCTTTATGATTGGGATAGTTGTACTATCAGATGAAAACCTCTTTAATCTTATCTCACCTGGCTCACTTTGCCTTTGTTTAACAACACCTAATACTTCATCAGAATGAAAACCTAAATCATTTAACTGATATTTACCTTCCATCCAACAAGCAAAGTGTTTTCTTTGTATTTGTTTAACATCATCTTCGAAGAATATTTGTAACATATTATACCCTAAATTCTTACCATGGTTAACCATTTTAGTTGTAATTGTTGTTTTACCAACACCAGTAGGTGCTAAAATTACAGCTAATTCACCCTTAGATAAACCACCATTCATAATATTATCTAAACCATCAATACCAGTTGGTATAGGACTTCTAAAGTCCTCAGACAATACATTTTCTATGTTACTAAATACATCAACACCATCATCCTTAGCATTACCTACTTCTAATGCTTTTTTAAGGATTTCTTCACATTCATGGTAACTATCTAAATCGCCCTTTTCTATGATTTTTTCAATTTCTTTAACTGACTTCTTTAATTCTTGTTGTTTACAGAATTTCATTGCAGTATCTTGAGTTCTTTCACTATTATTTAAATTAGCGTCTTTAACTCTTTTCATGTGACTTAAATACATTTCTTTATCCACTTCATCAACAATATTTTCAAATATGATAGATTCCAGACTATTAACGTCTGGAATCACTTCATATTTTTCGTAATTATCTCTGATTTTACCCGAAATACTTCTTAAAAAAGTATCTTCAAAGTAATTTGGTTTTAGAATATCGATAATACTTTCACCGAACCTTCTATCAACCAAAATTTGTTGCATTAATCTATATTGGAAGTCTAAACCTAAATACCCTAGGTTATTTTTATTAATTTTACTCATTATTATTTTTAAAACTTATGTTAATATAAATATACCCTTAAACCTTAATATTATAATTTACGAAGTTATTTTTTCTTCAGAAACCATAGTGTAATCACGTAGACTCATGTATGTCTCAATCTCACGAATTATTTTAGGTATAATATCTCTAATATTAACAGCATGTCTAACATCTTTTTGGAACCAATTTCCAGAAAATTGAGAGCTTGCAACAACTTTTTTATCCACTTTAATTTGGAACGTGAAAACATCTTCATTTTCGAAAATATCTCTTGTATTAGCTGGTTTAACATATTCCCTATAAGGGTTATAATGTGTCCAAGCTACATTTTGACATAAATCTTTAAAATAATTAGGGATAATACCTAACGCACCGATATCATTGGTATTCATACTGGTTATATTTTCCATCAATTCTTTCAATTCAATTGATTTTAAGACATCTTTATTATAACGCTTAACATCAAATAACCTCTGACAGATTATATTTTTATTAATACATAGGTTAAACTCGAATCTAAAATCATCCCAAAAATTTTTCTCTTTACTACTCATATTTATTTATTTAAATTTATTATTTTTTTCTCTTTCAATTAACCTTTTAAATGGTAATAGGTAATCATTAAATCTATATTCACCTAACACTTTGTCAATACCATCACCCTTTAACATTCTATACACTTCCTTTATACTCCTATCTTCACTAAGTGGTGAGTCAATTAACTCTTCAACTTGTTCTAAAGCATCTTCAGTCAACAAAGGTACTGATAAATCAACCAATTTCCTATTAATTTCGTAAATATCTTTACCTTGAATACCTAAAGTATTGGAGTTGATAATATTATCTAAAGCCTTTAAGGGTTTTTTCTTATTTGATAACCTTTCATTTTGTATTTGGTTAGCCCTTTCTAGAATAAACTCTAAATCAACTTTCTTTTCCATTAACTCTGGAAAGTGTTTTAACAATGTCGTTTCTTTTATACCACTAATACCTTTTATACAATCAGAATCATCACCAGCTATAATCTTAATTAACGCTGAATTATCAAGGTGATGTTTAAAAAAATTATTATAATTACTATTTGTAAGATACTCTTTTTTATCTAACAAATAAATTCTAACATCTTCATTAATTAACTGACATAAATCTCTATCACTCGTGACTATTGTTATTTTTTCATTACTTTTTTTGATACTGCAATAATACGCAATAAAATCGTCACTTTCAACTTCTGGGTGTAATAATTGTCTAACAAATAATTCCTCTAGATAGTTAAATACCATACCTCTTTGAATTACTTCATTATAATCATCTGGTTTGGTACCGTTTATGTAATCTTTACCACGATTTGATTTATAATCCTTATAAAAATTCCATCTTAATTTACCTGAGAAATTTCCATCCCAGAAAACAAAAACTTTGTGATATAAATTATCTTCTAGTAGTTTTCTTAAAACTGTTAAGAATTGGTAAATACCTCCGATAGGTTTACCTTCTGAATTGTATTGGTTTTTAGCACCGATAAAGCCCCTTTTATAAAGGGCATTACCGTCTACTAATAATATTTCTTGTTTTTTAATTACCTTACCTTTTCTTGGTGGGAGTTTTCTACTCATTTTTCCTATTTAAAGGGTTATACATTAAGCTTTTTCGTCTTCGGTATCAAATGTACCTTCCTCATCATAAAAGTCTATCTGAGTGTCGTAATCTACATTAAGAGCCTCGTGAATAAACTTCCTATGTTTGGTTTTGTAATCATTTATCTCAGCTGGGTTAACATACCCGTGAGGTGTTGATGCAATCGTACCACTTCTTTCAATACCTGTTACGTGATTTTTTTCACATCTAATTTTAGTTTCAGTACCAAATTGAAAGTCTTGACCTAGAGCCTTAGCTTTTAATTTTTTAGTACCATGTGTTAAAATACCACCTAAATGAACTATTATTCTAGAGTTGAAGAACATAAACTCACCACCTTTGTGTTTAATAACAACACCATTCATACTGTCAAGCCATATTTTCTGAACACATATAAATGTATTTATGAATTCACTATCAATATCCCTACTTGCTGGAATTTTAAAATTAACAAGTGATTGGAATGCACCCATAGCACCAGCGTTCCACATGTTATTACTAGCATTAGATACTGCTGACTTATAACAATTAAGTGTCCCAATAGAATCCCAAAGGAAACAAATATTTTTAGGAAATTTACCTTCTGTTTGTAAATCAATCAACCTATTCATGTATAATGCAACATCTTCGATAACAGGTTCACCTCTGGTAACTTTACTCATTTCTTTACTCTCTTTATGACAGTAATTTTTAAATTTTTTGTAAATATCTTGGTTTCTAAGTAACATGAAACCATCTGGTTTTTCAATAATTTCACCAGTTTCTTCATTCACAACTTCAATGTATTTAACCCCACATAATTTAGCGTGTGACCAACTCCAATTTCCTTCCGTTTCAAATACAACACAGAAGTCACCGATTTTTTGTGCACCAGCAATTGCTTCGTAAAATGCTGTAGATTTACCAGTATTAGAATAACCTCTAACAAGACTAACAAAACCCCTTGGAAATCCTGGAAGCTTTAGTGAATCATGCCATGCTTTAGATAATGGCACCCATGTTAAATCTTTGTCAGTAGGTTCACTTACTAAACCTTCATCTTCTAAGAATGCATCTAAGTCAAAAGCTTTTTTCTCAATAACCTTTTTAGGTCCTTTTTTCATAATTTATTTATTTATTAAGTTAGATAACAATGGGTGCTATTAACACCCATTATTATAATTTATTATTTTATTTTAGAAAGGTAAATCATCATCATCATCTTCTGGTTGTAAACCACCACTTTGAACTTGACTTTGATTAACATCAACTTGAGTAGTTTGTGGTGTTGTAGGTGTTTCAGATAAAAAACTATCACCACCCATTCTTAATTCAGAATCATAATCATCATTATCTAATTTTTCAGATTCTGCCGCTATTCTTTCACGTTTCTCTTTACTAACGAACATTTCTTTAGCTTTATCATAAACAGGTGTTTCTCCTGTAACAACTATAGCTAAATAATCATAATTCCTAATACTATACACATCTCTCCAAGTTCTATTATCATTTAACCAAGTGTTCATTTGATTCTCATCATCACTAAGTTTTGTTGATTCTAACGGATAAGTTATAGATTGAATTACAGGTCTATTTTCAGTATCTCTAGCTAAATTTATTTGTATATCTCTACCAGTAATTGGGTCAGTAATATCATGCTTAACAGCACCCATAACACCCATTATTTTATCTAAGGTACCAGTTTTTCTGTAATCGTGATTAAATCTCCAAAATCTAATACCATTTACACTAGATTCTCTAGTCTCATCACTTGTAAAATCTAAAGCATCTCTATCGATAACTTTTAGGATATACATTTTCTTTACATTATAGGTTTTAGCTAATTTTTTATCACTATCTTTACCAGTGGCTAATAGTGCTTCTCTAGCTTCACAGAATGGACATTCTTTACCTTCTTCATGCTTTAAACAAGCAAATGTTTTCCATTTACCATCTATTTTGATTTTATGTCCCATTTTAATAATCCATGGAACTTTAGAACCTTCTGTTGGAGGAAGTATTCTTACGTTTTTTGTAGCGGCTAAAACTCCGTCTTCTAAATACGTACTGAAGTAATTCTTTAAGTTGTACTTCTTAACTGTACTTATTTTTTTGTTGTGAGAGTCTTCGTAACTCTTCATCATGTCATTATAAACATCACTCATAATAATAAAAATTTAATTGTTTTTTGTTATTTAATATTCGTAATATGCTTTTTTTTTAATAATCTTAGTTTGTAATCTTAGCGTAATATGAATAAATTTTTATATACTTAAATATACTAAATATCAAGTCAAAAGTAAAGTAAATTTACATATTTTTTAACCTTTTATTTCAACAAATATACTACTTTTATTAGCTAATTGCAATGTTATGATAAAAAAAAAGGAGAACTAAATTAGTTCTCCTTTTTTTATCTTTTTTATTATTTTAAAATATATCTTCCTCTTCGTATGGGTTTTCGTTAAAGCTATTCTTAATACTTGATTCAGAATAATCACCATCAACATCACTTCTATTTAAAATATATTCTTCAGGTTCTGAGCCTTTGTTTAATACATCGTATTGTCCTTCTTGGTCTGACCAAAAATCAGTTAATTTCATATTATATGGTGCAGAGTCTAAGGACCTTAAATCTAGTTTTTCATCTTCTGTTGGGACTCTTTTTTCTAACTCATTTTCAAGGTTATCAATCTTAGATGATATGTCAGTCATTGAAGAAACTTGTTTTTCAAGATTATCTATCATACCCATTAATTGACCTAATTTTTGATTAGCCATATCAGCAGACATCTTAGCTTCTTCAGTACCCTTAACTATTTCAGTTACGTCTAATTCAACCTCATCCGATTCTGGTTCCATTTCCATATCATCAATAGGTTCTCCAGCGTCTAAACCTTCTATTGATTCATCTTCTTCTGGTTCCATTTCTTCTTCTGGTTCTACATCACCTTCTTCTGAATTTTCATCATCCAAATCTAATTCAGCTTCAATATCTTCAGAATCAATGTCAACTTCTTCTTCATCTTCTTCTAAACTATTACCTAAGATTATTTCCTGACCTTTTAAATCTTTTTCATTAGGTCTATCTTCATGAAACCTAAATTCAGAAATCATTTTAAACCTCTTAAGTTCTTCCTTTAGTAAATCTTTTTTTGTATTTTCTTTACTCATCTTAAGTTGGTATTAAAATAGTAGTTCTCTACCGTCTTCAGTTATTATTTTTTTATTTATTCTTTCAAGTAAACTTTTATCACCCTTAATAACGCAAGTACCAGAACTACAGTCCATTTCTTGGTTATTAGTTTTAGAATCTTCGTTAGTTAAGAAGTTATCTACAGCTTTTCCTATTTTTTTATTTTTATCGTTCATTGTTTGTTAAATTAAAAACATTGTTATAGTAATAAATACTTAAAAATACTAAAAAATACGTTTTATGTTAGATATTCTTAATTCATTATTATTATATAATAAAATTTTATTTTGGTATTTATCCCAATCAATCTTTATCGATTTGTAATTTATATTACCTAATTCACCATCACACTCCGATTCAATTAATTTATTTAAGGCATTTATAGTGTAAATTGCATTACCTCTTTTGTGTATTAATATAGCATTAGGGAATAAATGTTTGAAGTTTACCTTCTTATCACTTAATTTAAATTTAAATGTGACAATAAATTTAGATTCATCATCTAAATTTTGGAATACGAATACATGTTCTTTAGGGATATCAAACTTTGATTCCAGATAAGAGATGAACCATTCTAATCTTTCAGGGAAAATAAAAGATGCAATTAATATTTTTCTATTCATAATTATTTATAGAGTATAATAGTGGGATATACTTAATTTGATTGTTAAGTATTTCTAATTCGTTATTATACTTTATAAATAGCCTTTCATTATCTAAAAAGACCGAGGATAAACCTTTTATTTTATTCATTAATTTATTAACGTCACCCTTGATAAACTTAACTTGTTTTAAATCAACACCAAATATATATTTATCACTATAAACATATACCATATCTTTGTGTTTAAAGGTTATTATTTTATCTGTTTGACCTATTTTGTTGAATATTTTAGATATACTATCTTTACTGTATGTTATCATATCAACAAATAAATAACTTATTTCACTAACTAAAAATTTATAACAATTTTCAGTAAAATAATATAAATCTTCTTCAAATAAATGTCTCCTAACATCTTTATTAAATGTCCAATAAAGTGTGTCACTTAATTTTCTACATACAAAGTCAGGGTTAGGTTCTATTTTTTTTATATTTGAGATACCCACTACTAATGTAGGTATCCCTTCAATAATATCATCAATAGAGGAAACTAAGTTAATATTTTTATTAACCCTAATTTTTTTATCCGTAACTATATTACCTATCTTCATATTGCAAATATACGAAATTAATTAATATAATACAAAATATTATTCAGTATCTTCATCTGATTGAAAAGAAACATCATAAACTTCTGTTGAGAGTCTTCTTTCTGAATAACGCTCACCCCCTGGACCCTTACAACTACCTACTGATTTTATACAGTTACCATACTTATCATATTTAATACATTTACAATTACTTAGAGCAGTTGGGAAAGGGAAGTACCCAGTTTTCCATAATTCAAAACCACTACCTAATTTATTTATTAATCTATCGAAATCAAATGTGTATGGGTCACTTTTTCTACCTGGTGAAACCCAATGGTGTCCAGTAATAAATTGTATGTTAGGTAAACTTAACTTTAAATCTAAGATTAATTTATAACAAGAGTCAAACATTTCTTCTGTAAATTCAGATGATTCTGTTTTAACAAATGATATACCAATACTTGTACTATTTGTGTATGGTCCGTTAGGTCCATATGACATACCACCATGACTAACTTTTTTATTTACAGGTGCCCCTTGTATTATATTACCATTCTTTTCTATTAAAAAATGATAACCTAATCTATTTATATTTAACGTGTTAACAGCCCCACTAACCGAAGAACCACCTGTCCAATGTAAAACAACAGTGTTAACTTTATCTAAATTTCTTGATGTATAGTTAAAAAATGGTGTCATTATCGAAAAATTATCACCACTTAAATTTGTAAATTCTTGTATTTTCATCGTTTATTTATTATAATTCTATTATTATACCATTTATACCATTATCATTGTCATCACCATTGTCATCACTATTGGATGGTATTATCTTAAAGTCTTTTCGTGTCCCTTCATTAGATTTAGTTCCACCAACTTTTTCAGCTGAACCACCACCATCTAATGGACCTAATAAATCCATAAATAGTGTTGGTGCATCAACTAGAGGTGTTTTTCCAGCTTTTACCCTAACACCTTTCATCTTTGTGGTCATATTATGTGCCTTTATACTATGAGTAACCTTAGTTATCATGTATGCACCTCTAAATAAAGGTATATCATTTAAATGGAAATACATCATTGGTTGAACCATAGCATTTCCCATCATTTCTATTTCTGTTGAATAAGACCTTTTTTGATACACATTAAATAGATTCTGACCAACATAAGATGGGCTTCTCTTATTAGCATCTTTAGATATATCTTCAATTATTTGTAATGATTCAGCAGTTTCAGAAAATTCCCTTTGGTCTAGTTTAATATCCTTAAAAAAACTTTGATTATCTCTACCGTAACTAACGGCAATCATAGGTATATTTAAATCACCATCACCAATCTTTTGATTTAAAAAATCTACAGGAGCACCATCTGGATTACCGTTAGCGTATCTTATATAAACACCATCATCTGGATGTTGATAACTGTTACCCATATTTAAATTTGTTGAGGTTTGACCAATATATGTACATACAAATGATGGACCCACTTCTAATTTACCATCATTATTAGCTAAATCATTGTATGTGTACGGTTTAAACATATCAGCAACATCATCTACATTATTAAAATTAACAAAGGATGGTAAAGCTATGAAATTAAAATTATTATCTGATAATACTCTGTTAGATAAATCAAAGAAACTTTGATTATAATTATTAACAATTAAATCACTTACAGCTAATGGATTAATATAAAACTCATCACCTATACTTGTAAAAGCTCTATCTAAAAACCTAAATGAATCTATTAATCTAGGTTCACTATTTCTTTCTTTTTTGGCTATTTTCGTATCATAACTACTAACACCACATTGACCAAAAATTGATTTTGAATCCCCTAACCATTTATTATATATTGATGATAGAGTTCTATATAAATTTAATTTTATAGCATCATTATCAACACTCTTAAATAACTTATTTTCTAAATCACTAGTTTCATTATCCTCACCACTACGCCATTTCTTTGCTAAGGATTTAAATTCATTACAAAAATTATCTAAAAATAAATCGAACTCAACTTTAGGTACAATAATATCCTCGTAACCAACACCACTTGTTGTGGTTACCCTAGAGTTAAATGCTTTAGGGTTGTTGTTTAAAATAACATTATTAGCCTTTAATAAATTATTAAGAATTTTATTACCCTTAGCAGTTGGTTTTAATTTTAAATTAATCTGATAAATGTTACTACCAACATCATTATTTTTATTCCATGGGTATTCACTTAACGGACTAATATCTGAATATGAGTCTAAAACATGTGAGTTTAATTTACCCTCATCTATTAATGTTTGTATCCCAGATTTACTAATTTTATAACTTTTTTGAATACCATTTGGAAATGTAAATTCTTCTTTTAAACTATTTATTTCACCCCATAAGTTATCGAAACCAACTAATGAAGTTACATTAAATATCTCTAAATTATCTTTTAATAATTTAAAATCACCCTTATTAGCAAAATCAGTAAATGAATTAATAAAAGCATCTTTTATTTGTTTTGGTAACCTTAATAAAATTTCATCAACTTTAGGGTATTCATTATCATCATTAAAATCTAATAATAACCCGAAACTACTATTTTGGTTAGCCCTTGAACGAATGTACTCATCATGTCTAGGAACTCTAGACTCACTTTTCTGCCATGCACATAAAGGGTCTGAATTATCATCCTTAAATGTTATTATATCATCACCATTTAAACCTTGTTGATATCTATAAAGTAACGAACCTATAAATGCACACCATAATTTAGGGGCTTTTATAAATGATGCATTTGCACCAAATAAACCTTTAAGTAAAAATGTTTCATCCTTATCTCTAAATGATTTACTATCCCCATCACTATTAGTATTAATACCGTCAAATAAACTAACCCCTTCATCAATAAAGTAATAAAAATCAGTTTCAATTTGTTCACCAATAATCCCTTCCCATCCGAATGTGTTTAAGAATAGGAAAGCTTTAGCTTCAATACTTTTTTGACCGTAATAAAACCTACTACCAAAAAGACTAAAGTAATTACAGAAACTACCAAGTATTTGATTACCATCATTAATCCCAAAATCAATAAAAGGAGTATATATATCATCCACATTATTATCATTTTTAGTTTCACCGTATAAATCACCCAATATTTCCCTTTGTTTACCAAATTCACTAGGTAAATCAGTAGAACTTAATCTTCTATTTAGATTAGATGTTTTATATTTTGGGGTACCACAACCTTTACAAAAGTATGAATCAGTTTCATCATAATTTTTATCCTCACCTTTTTTAAATCTAGCTAAATAATTTCCACCAAAATTATCTGAGTTAAAACCTTTTGATTCTGTAATTTCATTAAAATAACCTATCGTTACGGAAGCTACGCCTTCGTTAGCCCCATCTTTTTTGTATTTAGGTGTACTATCATCAAAATTTAAATCGAACAACTCCTGGGCGTTGTAACGGCCTGAGTATGGATTTAACGTTGATAATCTAATTTTATCATATGCAGCACCTAAAGTTGTACTTGAATTAACAAGTGTTGTCTTAGGGATTACCTTGTAATAGTCTGTCATTATATCCCCACTAGTATTTGGTGCTGTTGGGTTATTAGAATTATATTTAGTTTCACTAAGTATTTCAAAATATTTTGACCCATCATCATAATCCTCTGTCTTATTACCTAGACCACCAAAATTATTACCAATAAATAATGTACTATTCCCTAACCTTTTTAAATCATCAATTGATTTTAAACGCTTATTTTCATTTAAGTTTTCATGAAAATTTAAACCTTCAAAATCATTAGTTACTGGAATGTATGTTCTAAAATTATTTGTTTGTAGATTAGTTTCTCTATCTAATATATATTCATATTTATAATACTGTTTAGTACCTTCTATAGTTATTTCTTTTAATATATTTCTTTCTTGTTTTTCACTAAGAGAATAATTCCCTCTAGGTCCATATAATTTAATAATATCTTCTTTAGATAGTGATTCTATTTCCTTTATTATTTCTCTAGCATTTTTTCTAGTAAATTCAGTTTTAAATATATTAAATAAATTTCTAGCTTCTAATTTACCTATCGTTGATAATGTTTTAGGTGTTTGTGAAATATTAGACACACCTAACCCTAAGAAACCTCTAAGTAAAAGGCATCTTATTGCTTCTTTAGGTGTACCAACACCTTCACTTATTAAAGCTGTTTTATAAGGGTTAACCGAAGTGCCATTATAATCACTATCCAAAGGTGAAACTGGGTAGTAATTACTACCACCTAAATTATTTATAACTGAAGCTTTAATGTTTTCATCATTTCGAGCTATTTTTATCAATTTACTTAATAAATCTTCAACGAATAGGATTTCTGGTATCTTTTCTTTTTCACTAGTCTTAAGTCCTTTACCAATCCATGTTTCTTGGTAAACACCATTTTTATCTTTCTCTCTATATTCTGGCCAAGGGTATATGTTGTTATCATCAGGGTTATCTGAATTTAATTTATTAACCTTATTCTTTAAAATACTATTTCTAACACTACTTGATTCTGCTTCAGATGAAACACTTTGTAATGTTTCTAAAAAAACTTCACAATGTACTGTTAACATTCTAAATATATTTTTAATTGTAGGTTCAAAGTCTAATTTTTTTGTAGCAATATTAGTTAATTTTTTAGAAACTATCTCACGATTTAATTCTTCATATTTTACTAATCTTTTCTCTACCCTTTCTACCTCTTTATAACACTCCCTTAAGTCATATACAATTATTTTAGCATTACTTGGTGCATCTACAACATTATTATTAACTGATTGTATAATACCATCTAATAACTCTTGATAATCTTCTTTATCACCACTATAACCCCCACTATTTGCTATATTATTAAAATTAACAGAATTAATATAATTTTGGTATGTTGAAACTGGAAGAGATGTTATTGTATTTATATTTTTTAACTTATTTATATCAAATTGTAAATCAGAATTTTCTATTTTACTATTAATTTTATCAGTTATTGTTTTATTTAACACTTTTTTTGCTTCATCAATACTTTCTTTATTTGATTGTAACAAAGTTTTACCATCATCACGTTTTTTAACTGCGGATGGGTTTACACCTATAATACCATTATTATCATCGAAATATGGTGAATCTGTTGGTTTTAAATTTAACGATAATTCATTTATTATAAATTTAACACTTTTAAGACTTACTTTAATATCATTGATTGTATTAATTTCCTTTATTTCATTATCATTATCCTTAAGTTTACTAAATTCGTCTTTAATGTTCTGAACATCATTTAAAAAATCATCGATAGTCTTTAAAGTAATATCTTTATCTTTAACGTTAAACTCGTCTTGAATCTTTTCGAATATCGTTGAACCTTTTTCTGTGTATACTGTGGCTCTGATAAGCCCTAAAAGCATGTCAGTTAATAAAGCATAGGTATAACCCATGAAATCTGCCTTTATTTCAAAATTACCAGTTTTTGAATTAAAATTAGAACCCCAATTAGTTAAGTGTAAACAATATTTAACTGGCCTACCAAAATAACCCTTAACTGTTAATTCAAATATTGGGTATGGCATTTCGAAAAACATTCTATACTTTGAGTCAATACCTTGTTGGATTACGGATTGACCTCTAACGTCTATGAATTTTATTTTAATTAATGGGGTATATGCAGTATCAAAATCTATATCAATACTTTCAATACCGAGTGCTTCTAAGTCATCTTCACCGTTAACACTGAAATTACTATTTATTTCAGTATAATTGGTTGTTAGACTTCTACCTGTATTACTCTTACTACCATCTAAAAATTTTATAACTTTACCTTTACCACCACCATTATTAGTTATTGACCCACTTTCATCATTAACAGATATTATACTTCTACCCTTACTTATTGTTTGTAAATCAACATAAATACTTAAATCTTCATTAGGTATTAATCTACTATCATCTGCATTTGGTTCAACTAGTAATAATTTATTTGTTGAAACTTTTTTACTTTTATTAGCCATATAATTTTTTATATTTTTCTACTGATTCTAAATATCTCTCAATAGCTGAATTAAATGGGAATGGTACTCTTATTATATCCCTATCTTTGATGTTAAATTCTAACCCACCGTATTGTGGATTAGCGAGCATTATTAAATACCCATGATATGGGTTATTATAATACTTTTGACTTAATATGTCAAGTCTTGTCTCACCTAACTTATAAACCACGTTTTTATCTGTATTATTATCTTCTATTTTTAATCCTGGGATAGGTTTTATCACCCCGTTTTCTTTAAAATTTTTATATCTATCAAAATATTCAGCCATAACTTTTAATTTTTAAATTCCCACTTCTTTAGCTAAGTTTATATTATTACTTAACCCAGTTATCCAATCAACCTTAAGTGTGCCGTATGGTAGATTGATAATCTCATTAATTATTTCATTTTCTTCTTCAAATAAGAATATATCTATTAATATTAAACCATTAGTTGATTCAGAAATTATAATCTCATCATCACTAGCAATACCCGATGCGTTTTCACCAGTTATTATGAAACTACCCTCACCATTAGGGTTAGCTATTACTTTACCTAATAGTAAATTATTCGTATTAGTCATAAAATCATTCACTATAATATTAGCACTAAATTCACCATTTAAAGTATAAGTAGAATTACTCTTATGTTTATACTCAAAACCTAATGTTATAACGTCATCATCTTCATCTTTAAAATATGAAACTAATTTTAATCCATCAATAACATCAACATCATCTTCAACATTATCAATTGATTCAATATCCTCAATATCTTGTAATGCTTCAAATTCAGCTAGGACTTCTTGACTTACAATTAATTCACCCTCAGTTAATGATTTATCTTTATCAGCCTCATTAATTTTATCAGTTTTATCTGGAAAAGAACCAGCAATTAATTCACCACTTAATTCACCTGGTTTACCATTAACCTTAACTTTTTCAGCTCTTGGGTCATAAACCTCAGTATTTGCAAAATAATTAAATGAAATTGCATTTTGTAATTTATTAATTGGTGAATTTAAACTTGAACCACCAATAAATGCAAAACTCATATTTACAGTTACTATCATCGGTTGAACACCAACACCTTCTGGGTTTAAATCCCAAACTAAAGGTTCATAATCAAAACTTAAATTATCTATAATTATTTTAGTATGGTAAAAATCACCTAATCTAAGTATACATACAGGTGGTCTACCAAACGCTAAATTCTCTGGTTGGTCTTTATCATTTGTTGTTGGTCCTTGCCTAGTACATTGTTGTAAAAAGTTAAGTCTAGAATTGAAACCTTCTGGTGTAATTGAATGGAATCCAGGATGAAAATATTTTATTTTATCACTTATTCCATTAAATACAACTCTATCAGTTTGCTCTAGTTTTTCAAAATAATTACATTCAGTATAAAATCTAGATACTGGGATATTTAAAGTTTTATCTGGTTCATTAACATCTTTAGCGATAACTTCGGGTTCTATTTCTTTTTTCAATTTTGGGTCATACTCTAATTTTATACTAACCTTTCTAACCCTTTTACATTCTTCTCTATCTTGACCACCTTTACCAGTACAACCTGTTCCAGTTTCTCCTTCACCACTAAGTTCTACCTTAACTCTACGCTCACCAAATAAATCATCCGATGAAATTATACCACTTTCCCCAGTTAACCATGTTTTTACACTATTAGCTCTATTTAAAGACAATGTATCGTTCTTACTACTACCACCTTGTTGACTAGCATAACCAACTATTTTAAATCTACAATATTTACATTTATTAGATAGGTATGATTTTATCTTTTCAGTGAATAACGGGTCTTGCCAACCACCATTTATTACCTCACCAGCAATATCAATAGTTTGAGATTGACCATTAAGACCAAAATTTGTTAAATCAGTATATGGTGTTCCGTCACCACCGACAGTACCTGTACCATATGTTGTAAATAACCCAAACCCACTTATTGGTGGTGCTTCAGAATTAAATGGGTTATTAATTAAACCACCAGGTGTTATTTCATAATCTATTTTTTCATTAGGTGTTTCTGAAAGATTTTTTAAACCATTTTCATAAAGTACTGGTAAGGCAAAGTCATCATTAGGGAAGTATATATCGAAATCTACAGCTTTAACATCTTCATCATCTGTTGTTGTTTTAACCTTAACATTTTCTGATACTTCAAGAGAATTCTTTTCATCTTCACTAAGTAACCTTTCCCTAAATTCTGGTATATCAAGACAACCAGCAATCATTGAATTTATTTTCTCATCTTTTTGAAAATTATCAAGAGTATCATTCATGAAATTTAAGTAATTAGGGTGGTCAATAACTATTTTCCAAGATAAATTACCAATTCTTTCAGTATTATTGTACGTGTATAAAGGTTCACCTCTACCTATGAAATTATTCTTATCCCAATTAACTGATGTTGATTCACTGAATGAAATATCATAAGGTGGGAACCACATTATTCTACCTTTTTTACCAGTTAATAAATCACCATCACCAATTTCACATGGTAATAATTTAGCTAGACTACCACTATCTGCCCAAGCTAAATTCTCAATTGAAAACATGAACTTTTTAATATTATCACCCTTGTATGGTCCTATTTTAGCAAAACCATTATCATCTAATACTGAAAAACCACTATAATCATCACTCTTAATTCTTGGTACACTATTTAAATCACTATGCTTTTGCATATCTTGTACTTGGCTGTATCTATCAAAAGTTGTCCAAGTTCTACAAAATACATTATCAGCACTTAAGTCACCACCATTTTCAAAAGCTACTTGACTTAAGACACCACTACCCTTAGACATAAAACCTAATTGAACATTACTTTGTATTTCACTAGACTCTTGTGCATTGACAGCTTTACCAGACACTAGTGTTCTCATTCTATTAGTTTTAAATAGTGATTGAGTTTTGTATAATAAAGTTTTAGGGTTGGTGAATGTTTTATTTTGATTAGCTGGACTATCTTCTACTTTATTATCCCTTTCATCAATCCAAGAATGTTGTTTAACCACACCACCATCATTACCAAAAACGTAAATATCGTCAGTTCTTTCATCAAATCCACTATTATTTATTAAACCATCCAACTTATAAGTTGATTGAGCCATTGGTGAGTTAGAATCAGTATTATTTGTTGCCTCTATATTTAGGAAATCAATAACTTTACCACTATTATCACCAAATGCGTAAATACTTGGATTTATACCATCAGCAGTGTTAGCACCCTTACTAATTCTAGTATCTTCAAATGCTGGTGCATAACCACCTCTTTTTCCTATTAAATTTGGATTAAGGTTAGAATTAATATTACCAAATAATGCTAATACTTGACCTTTACCAGTATTAATAATCATATTATTAGCTCTTTCAATATTAGCAACACCTACATTTGTTTTTGTACTGAATGTGTATATTGAAGCTGACTCATCTAAAATACTAACAGGTCTTTTAAAACCTACCATTTTTTCAAGTAAATCAACACCCTTACCTAAAGTACTCTTGGCAACAGTTATTTTATAATTAGGAACTATTAAATCACCACCCATAGCTAAACTAAGTGGATTGGTATTTATATTACCAATTGTTTCTTCTTGAACGTTAAAAGCTATGTTATTACCAATAGCAGTTGCTAAGTAACCAACACCTAGTTGACCTAATTTTGTATCATTTATTAAACCACCAGCATTTAAAACTCTACCAGCTAAAGAACTTCTAACATCAAAATCAGGTACTAACCCACCACCATTAGGGTCGAAACCTACACCACCACCAGATAGTAAACTACCTATAACGTCTAAAGGTTGAGTTGAAGGACCACCAATATTTAAATTACCATTCTCATCTAAATAAGAATCCATTTGCATAATTGGTGCACCAGTAGTGTTAGTTAATAAAGAAACAGGTTGGTTATCTGTATTTGAAGATTTGTAAGTGTTTTTAGATAAATTTGTAGTTTGATATTCATCACTATTCGTTAAAACACTTGATAATGAAGATTCACCAGGAATATACTCTATACCAATCTGTTGGTAATCATTATCCTCTACTTGGAATTTATTATTAATTATGTTTAAATCTTTATGGAATTCTCCTTCAACTTCTATATCTGGTGAAGCTGAAACTGACTCAGGTGGTAACCCTACGTTAGTAGGAAAACCAACTCCATTTAATAAAGATTCTAAACCATTATTTGAAATTGTGTCTGAAACTATATTTCTATTAAGTAAGAAATCTCTAAGACTTGGTGATACACTATTTATACTGTTTGGCATAATATTATTACTTTTATTATATAAATATTATGTTAATCAATTTATGTATAAAATAAATACTTATAACTATAATATTATTTAAATTATTATTTAATTATAGTTATATATATTATTATTTAATTATAGTTATATATATTATTATTTAATTATAGTTATATATAT